AGGATCACAAGCACCACAATTCAACATAGTGGGGCAAAGCGGGTTTAACCAAATTGCCTCAGCGTTAGGGCAGCAACCACCAGTACAGGCATTTGTAGTGGCACAAGATGTTACAACGGCACAACAATTACAAAACAATACAATACAAACAGCAACTTTTTAAAATAAAATAAAATGGAAATAGTAGAATTATTATTGGATGAAGAAAACGAGATTACTGGCATAGATGCCGTTTCCATCGTAGAATCACCTGCAATTGAAAGCGATTTCATTGCATTAGCAGAGCAAGAAATAAAACTTGCAAAAATAGATGAGGAAAAAAGGATTTTAATGGGCGCAGCCTTGATACCTAACAAGCCAATATTCCGTAAAAATGGCGAAGAAATGTTTTACGTTTACTTTTCAAAAGAAACAGTACGTAGAGCAAGCGAGTTATTTTTTATGAATGGTAATCAAAACAATGCAACACTTGAACATAGTATGAACATTAACGATTTAACGGTTGTTGAATCTTGGATTGTGGAAGATACTAAAATGGATAAAACGGCTAAATACGGTTTAGATGTTCCAGAAGGCACTTGGATGATTAGTATGAAAGTAGAAAACGATGAGGTATGGAATGATTACGTAAAAAGTGGAAAAGTAAAAGGCTTTAGTATTGAAGGATATTTTTTAGATAGGGCAAAGATTAAGAAACCTAATTTAAAAGCAGAACTACAAGCCATTGAAGAATCAGATGCACAGTATATGTTAAACAACATTAGGGCGTTAATTAAAAAAGATAAAAGAACTAAAAATGGCAAAAGGATTACGTTTGAAACATATAATGATTATCCATCAGGAGTTAGTAATAATGCTAAAAGAGGTATTGAATTTAACGAAAAGGTTAATAATAAATGTGCAACACAGGTTGGTAAAATACGTGCGCAGCAATTAGCCAACAAAGAAAACATCAGTTTAGAAACAATTAAAAGAATGTACAGTTATTTAAGCAGAGCGGAAGAATACTATGATGAGGGTAATAACGAGGCTTGTGGCACAATTAGTTATTTACTATGGGGTGGTAAAGCAGGATTAAGATGGGCAGAAAGTAAATTAAAAGAACTTGGCGAAATCAATTTAGCATCAATGGTAATTGATAATGATTTTGCAATTATAGATGATAGGTTGGCTTACAGCACACAGGAAAAGGCAGAAGAAATGGCACAGAACATAGGTTGTAAAGGGTTTCACATACACGAATTTGAAGGCAAAGAATGGTATATGCCTTGTGAGAAACACAAAATAAATAAAAATAATAATTATGAAAAAGAAATATAAAACACCAAGCAACTCATCACCTAAAAACAGTAACAGGGGATGTTTATGTCCAGATGGCAAAAGATACAGTACTAAATGCTGTGATGGCAGCCTACAAGCGCAAGGAATAGGTAAAGTGTAAATTTTTTTTGCAAAACCGCATAACACTTAACGTTTTTTTTTACATTAAGTATATATAATAATAAAATTATGAAAGCGAACGAAATACTAAACAAAATTAAAAATATTGTTGGTGTTGAACTTTCTGAAACTAAAACAGAATTAGCTGAAATCGTACTTGAGAATGGTACTGTACTTGTTGCAGAATCATTTGAAGCAGGAAAAGCAATCTTCATTAAAACAGAAGAAGAAGAAATTGCATTGCCTGTTGGTGAGTATGAATATGAAGGTAAAGTTCTTGTGGTTAAAGAAGAAGGTTTAATTGACAGTATTAAAGAAGCGGAAGCAGAAGCTGAGGCTGAAGAAGATGTGGAAGCTGAAGAAGTGGAAGCAAAAGAAGAAGTTCAATTTGTAAGCGTAGAACAATTTAATTCTACCATTGAAGAACTTAAAGCATTAATTACAGAGTTAAAAAGTGAAACTGAACTATCTGAAGAAACTGTTGAAGAAGAAACAGAAAAAGAAGAAGAAGTTGTTACTGAATTAGCTGCTGTAAAAGAAGAATTGGTACAGCCAATTAAACACAATCCAGAAGAAATGCAAAACTCAAACACGGGTAGAAAATTAGCACCTAAAAGAGAACGCACAATAATGGATTCTGTATTTTCAAAAATTTCTAAAAAATAAATATTAATAATAAAAAACAAAAAAAATGGCAAATACTTTAACAGGTAGTACTTATGCAGGAGAGTTTGCGGGCGATTACGTTGCAGCAGCTTTATTGAGTGCGCCTACTTTAGAAAAAGGGTTAATTACTATTTTACCTAATATTCACTATAAAAGAGTGATGAAAAAAATTAGTACAACTGGAAGTGTTTTGGTTGATGCAACTTGTGATTTTGATCACAATATGGATGTTGATGTTGCTGAGAGAGTTTTAACTCTTGAAGAATTTCAATCTAACGTTCAGTTGTGTAAGAAAGATTATCACCAAGATTGGATTGGTGCGCAAGCAGGTTATTCAGCTTACGAAGATCTTCCAAACAACTTTAAAGATTTTATGATTGGGCACGTTGCAGGAATGGTAGCTGCTAAAATGGAAACTAACATCTGGGAAGGCGCAAACGCATCTTCTGGACAGTTTGATGGTTTAGTTACTTTGGCTTTAGCTGATGCATCTGTAAATGATGTTAGTTCTCACGCTGCTGTAACAGCTTCTAACGTAATTGATAAATTAGGTTCTATAGTAGATTTAATCCCGTCAACTCTTTACGGTTCTGAATCATTAAAAATATATGTTTCTCAAAATATTGCTAAGGCATACGTAAGAGCATTAGGTGGTTTTGTTGCTACAATAGGTGGTGCAGGTACAGAAAACAAAGGAACGCAATGGTATGCTAACGGATCTCTATCTTTTGATGGTATTCCAGTTGTAGTTGCTAACGGTATGGCAGATGATACTGCGATGGCTGCTGAAAGTTCTAACCTATTCTTTGGATGTGGTTTACTTTCTGATATTAACCAAGAGGTTAAGTACATTGATATGAGCGAAGTTGATGGTTCTCAAAATTGCAGAATCATAATGAGAATGAGCGCAGGTGTACAATATGCAATTGGTTCTGATATCGTTCTTTACCACGCATAAGAAATTAATTAATAATGGAGGGTTGTAATTACCCTCCTTTTTAAAACTTTTAACAATGGCTTGTGATTTAACAATTGGGCGTAAGGTACCTTGTAAGGATATTTTAGGAGGTCTAGTTAGATGCTGGTTTGTAAACTATGGCAGTTTAGGAACAGTTTCAGAAACAGATGACGAAATTACTAACTTATCAGGAACATTTACAGCCTTTCAATACGATTTAAAGGGTACAAACTCTTTAGACCAGACCATTACCTCATCAAGAGAGAATGGCACTACATTTACAGAACAAACATTAACTTTAACATTCCCTAAAATGGAAAAAGAATTTCATAAGGAATTGAAGTTGATGGCTTACGGACGTCCTCACGTAATCGTTGAGGATAGAAACGGTAATTTCTTCCAGTGCGGTTTAGAGCACGGAATGGAGATTACTACTATTGCTGCTGCAAGTGGTACTGCAATGGGAGACTTAAGCGGATATACATTAACATTAAGTGGTATGGAAACAAAACCTGCCAACTTTGTTAGTGGTGGTACATCTGCTGATCCTTATGCGGGAATGACTGCTGCAACGGTGACTGTAACTGTAGGAACTAACAGCTAACATAATTCATAATTGTGTGATTCATAATATATAGTTTGATTGGTGGGGAGGGAGTAGTTATCCTCCCCTTTTTTTTTAAATTATTTTGATACGATATGCAGATACTTACAACGACAGGAACAAGAGTTATAAATTTCATACCACGCGAAACAATAAGTGGTGCTAAAACATATCAACTAATTATCAAATCAGAAGCACAGAATAAAATTATTTTAACTGATAATACGGCTACTTTTGTAGAATTGGATTATTTTTACACTTATACAACAACACAGGCTTTGGTAGAAAACAATTATTATACTATTACAATAACCAACACAACGGATAACACAATTATATTTAAAGATAAAATGTATTGCAGCGATCAAACATTATCAGATTATGAAATTAGTAATGGTGTATACATAGAACAAAGCACAGGAGATAATCAATTTATATATTACAATGGATAATTTACACTTAATACAATTAGGACAATACGAACGCCCAACGGTAGTTGAGGAAAGAAACAAGGATTGGGTTGGTATTGGCGACAACAATGATTATTATCAATGCTTGATTGATGCCTATATGGATAGTACAACAAACAATGCTGTTATTAACGGTATTGTTAATTCTATTTATGGCAAAGGGCTTGATGCAACGGATTCAAGTAAAAAACCAGAGCAATATGCACAAATGAAATCTTTGTTAAAACCTAAAGATTTGCGCAGAGTATGTCAGGATTTAAAACTATTAGGCGAAGCATCTTTTCAAATTACTTACAATAAGGATAAGATAGCAAGCATAACACATTTTCCCCGTGAAACATTACGAGCTGAAAAAATGGATGATGAAGGTAACGTTAAGCATTATTTCTATGCGCCTGATTGGAGTAAAGTTACCAAAAGCACGAAATTAAAAAAATTTCCTGTATTTGGAAGCGGAGCACAAAACGAAATATATATAATTAAAAGATATGTTACTGGTTTTTATTATTATTCACCTGCTGATTGGGGTACAAGCTATCCTACGTTGGAAAAAGAAATTGCAGATTATTTAATAAACGATGCACAATCATCCTTTAGTGGTACGAAGGTTATCAATTTTAACAATGGTGTGCCAGATCGTGAGAAGCAATTATCAATTAAAAACGATGTTTTAGGCAAATTAACGGGCAGCTACGGAGAAAAAGTGATTGTTGCATTTAACAACAACGCAGAAAGCAAAACAACAGTTGAGGATGTGCCTTTAAATGATGCTCCTGCACACTATGAATATTTATCTACAGAATGCCAACGTAAGATACAAGTAATGCATCGCGTGACATCGCCATTATTAATTGGCTTACGTGATGGAAATAGTTCTCTTGGTAGCAATGCAGACGAGATTAAAAACGCAAATTTATTATTTAATAATGTTGTTATCCAACCTTATCAGGATTTGATAATAGATGCCTTAGATGAAATATTTGCATACAACAATATTAGTTTAAATCTATATTTTAAAACACTTGAGCCGCTTGAGTTTATGGATTTAGATAGTTTTAAAACTGAAGAACAAAGAGAAGAAGAAACAGGAATTAAAAGTGAAGATACGGAACTTGAAATAATGGCATCTAAATTAAATGAAAATATTAATGATGAAGATCTTAATAGGATTGCACAACAATTAATTGATTTAGGTGAAGATGAGGAGGAACTTTTAAAAAACTATGATGTAGTTGATGAAATGGAGGTTGATTACAAGCAAGAGGAAAGATTAGATAAGATGATGGGATTTGCTTCAACAGGCAGAGCATATCCAAATGCAAAAAGCGAGCAAGATGGAACTTCAAAACAAAGAAGTCAAGAAGGTGTTGAATTTTTAGTAAGGTATAAATATACCCCAGAAAAATCAAGCCCAAACTCAAGGGAGTTTTGCAGTAAAATGGTAACAGCAGGAAAGGTTTATAGAAAGGAAGATATTATTAGAATGAGTAAAAGGGCGGTAAATCCTGGATTTGGTGAGAAAGGTGCATCAACTTATTCAATTTGGCTTTATAAGGGTGGTCCAAGATGTAATCATAAATGGTATAGAAAAACATACCAAATTAAAAACGGTATTAAAACGGAGATTACAACAACACAGGCAAAAAGCAAAGGGTTTAAAGCACCTGTTAATGAAAAAGAGGTTTCTGTTGCTCCAAAGGATATGAAAAATGAGGGGTTTATTAATCCTCCTAAAAAAAAGAAAAAATAAAATAAAATGGCGAAGGCACTATTTGTAACAAGACAAGACATATCAGTTTTCACGGCTGCTAATGGGAACATTGACAATGACAAACTGCTTCCTTTTATTAATCAGGCGCAGGATATACACATACAGAATTATTTAGGTACAGATCTATACGATAAGATACAAGCGGATATTGTTGCAGGTACTTTAGCAGGTGTTTATCTAACATTAGTAACTGATTATGTTAAAAGTATGTTATTGCATTGGAGTATGGTGGAATACTTACCGTATGCAGGCGTTAACATTTCAAATGGTGGTATATATACAAAGAATCCTGAAAACAGCACAGCATTAAGTAAAGATCACGTTGATGCATTGATTGAAAAATCTCGTGATACTGCACAATTTTACACACGCAGGTTTATTGATTATATGACGTACAATTTATCTTCATATCCTGAATATCAAAGCAATTCAAATGATGATATGTATCCAGATGATATTGCAGAAAACAGGGGATGGGTATTATAAAATAAAATATTATGGCAAACACAATAGATTGGGGAAAAGCAACACAGAATAATACTAATGGTTATGGTAAATACCAGAATACTATTGGCGCTGCATCTGTATATGCTGTAAGTGCAGCAGGCGAAACAGTTATAGAGGGCACAAGCGCAGCATTTAGTTATGCGAAAAGTTCATATCATCAGGGGGAAAGCGACCCAACTCCAACAATAACAGGAACGACAGGCGGTACATTTAGTGCTACAAGCGGTTTAATATTTGTGGATAGTGGTACAAATTCAGGTAGTTCTACAGGGCAGATTGATTTAAGTGCTTCAACAATTCAGGCGAATACAATAACTTATACTGTGGATGGAGTTAGTGCAAATTTCAGTTTATCCGTAACAGCAGCTCCATTTTCAAATCAATATAGTTTTGACTTTGATGGTGTTGATGAAGTAATTGATTTAGGTACCTCAAGCACTTTAGAATTAACAGATAATTTTACTATCAGCTTTTGGATTAAAGAAACATCAAGTTTAAATAGGGGTATTTTAGTTTGTGGCGATTATGGATTTTCACAAGGATGGAGGATTTATAGAACTTCAGCACATAAAATAGCTTTTCATTGCACTGCAAGAACAGCAACCTCAACCACCTCAATAAACACTGGAGATTGGTTTCACGTATTAGCAACCTTTGAAAGCAATACAGGAAGCAACAGGAGAAACAGAATTTATATAAATGGCTCTTTAGAACATACATCAACAGGTCTTCCAGGAAGCCCAACCTATACAGGAACTATTTACAAACAAATAGCCTATAGATACAGCTCAACAGGTCACGAGTTTGCTGGGAATCTGGATGAAATTGCAGTTTGGGACAGTTTATTAAGTAGTAGTGCAATAACAGAGGTTTACAATAGCGGTACACCTAACAACTTAAATTCATTGTCAAATGTGGGAGATCCTGTTGCCTGGTACAGAATGGGAGAGGAAGCAACATTCTCAAATCCTGGAGGTACTGGAAATTGGACTTTAACTGATCAAGGAACTGGATCAAATGATGGAACAAGCGTTAATATGGAAGAAGCTGACAGAACAACAGACACACCTTAAAAAAATGCAAAATAATAGAACATATACAATATTAAACATTACAGATTTACCTAACGTTGATTTTTCACAAATAGGAGAAACAAGCGAAAACACAATTAGAAAATCACTTGATGAAACACAATTTGTAATTAAATACAACACAACACCAACATTTATAAGTGATGGAACAATAACACCTTTGCAAATTTTGAACTATAGTGAGGTTTTAGAATTAATGGCAACTAATGAATGGTCAACTGATAATTAATGAAATATGCAATTAAAATATTAGCAAAACCTAAAAAAAGGCGTAAGGGCATCCACGCCAAAAGTAAGATGTCCAAAAATGTGAATAGTAAAAATTATAAAAAGCCTTATGCACGGCAGGGGAAATAATATTAAAATGGAAGATCACTCACTCATAATGATTGTATCAGCGATAGTTTCTGCGCTTGGTATTAAGGAAATTTGGCAAATCATAAAACAGAAAATAGATATAAATGCCAAGAAAAAGGAAAAGTTAGAAGAACGTGCAGATACTATTTACACGGATCAGATTGAACAACTTACAAACAAGATTGAACAATTGGAAATAAAGATTGATGAACTTATTAAAGAAAATTTACACTTAAAAGTTAAGATTGTAAAAATGGAAGCACGCCTTGTAAAAAATGCAACTTCCAAAGTATCAACCAAACGACATAGAGATGAGAAAAGTTAATAAAATTATTATTCATTGTACGGCTACCGTTGAAGGAAATAACGTTAGTGCAGGAACTATACGCCAATGGCATTTACGTAGAGGATGGAGTGACATAGGCTATCATTATATCATAGGTATAGATGGCGAAATACAAAGTGGAAGAAGCGTACAAATGCAAGGAGCGCATACACGAGGACATAACGAAGATAGTATTGGCATATCATACGTAGGTGGATTAGATGCAAACAGAAAGCCAAAAGATACACGTACAGAACAACAAAAAGAATCCTTAATTGAGATTATTAAAATACTGAAAAACATTTATCCTAAAGCAAGTATTCACGGGCATCGTGATTTTAGCAAAGACCAAGATGGCGATGGGGTAGAACGACACGAATGGATGAAAGCCTGCCCGTGTTTTGATGCGGAAAATGAATATTTAGATTTACAACCAAAATCATTTAAACCAAAAAGTAAAAAGGTTAAGGATAAATTAAAAGATAAAAAATGAGTAATAAAACAAAGAACATAATCACAAATATATTAGGTTTAATATTATTTGTATTTAACACGTTTGAATTTTATTTTGATGAATTTACATTATTACAATATTTAGGCGGTTTAGTAGTAGCATTAGCATTATTTTTATTCAAAGCAACAGAAACCAAAGAATGGTTAAGAAAAGCATTATCCAAATTTTCTTCTTAATTGTTGTTGCTTGTTCACCTCAAAAACAGTTAAATAGAATAATTGAAAAGAATCCGCATTTAGCGGAAACTGATACAGTACACATTGTTGATACTGTAGTTATTAATAATTATTCTTTTGATACTATAAACAGGGTTGAATCACACGATACAGTAATTATACAAAACAATGAAAGGGTTGAGGCGCGCTACTTTTACGATACTGTCAGGCAAGAAATCTGGCACGAAATCCAATGTAAAAACGATACGATTATTCAAGATAGATTTATACCTGTTGAAAAGATCGTTTACAAGGAACTCACAATTTACGAGAAATACAAGGATGTGGCTATAATTGTAGTATGTGCAATTGTATTATTATTTATAGTTTTAGTTGTTTTAAAGGCGGTTAATAAATTCATATAGTGGGCAGCAGAAAAAGAAATTTAAAAGACCACCATAGCCGTCATAGTGGTAGGGGAAACCCTAAATACAGGCTAAATGAACAGGAGGCAAACTTAATTCGTGAATATAGGAGAATCCAACAAGAGGCAGAAAACGCAGGATTAAATCCTAAAGATGTGCATAGTGGTTGGATAAAATCAAAAGAAGCAAGTATATATTTTAAGAATCCTAATTTTAAAGAAGCTCATTTAAAAGAGTTTAAGCAACAATTATTAAAAGATCTTAAAGAATATTCACCAAACTTTAATAAGATTATTAAACCTAAAGTAAAGGATGGGCATTGCTTGTTAATATCGCCTGCTGATATACATATTGGTAAGTTGTGTAAATCGTTTGTTAGTGGTGAAGAATACAATAAGCAAATAGCAGTTCAAAGAACTTTAGAAGCTATTGATGGCATATTACAAAAAAGCAACGGTTTTAATATAGATAAATTAGTATTGTGTATTGGCAATGATGTTATGCATATAGATACACCAAGTGGTGGAAAAACTACGCGCGGAACTGTTCAGGATGTTGATGGAATGTTTTTTGAACATTTTCATATCGCAAAGCGTTTATATATTAATATAATAGAAACTTTAGTTAGTTTTTATCCAGATTTACATATTGTTTATAATAGTTCAAATCACGATTACTTAACTGGATTTTGTTTAGCAGATACAATAGCAACATATTTTAGAAATAGTAAAAATATTACTTTTGATATTAGTTTACACCACAGAAAATATTATACCTATTATGATAATTTAATTGGTTCTACTCACGGAGATGGTGCAAAGTGGGATTTATTACCGTTATTAATGGCAGATGAATCAAAAGATTGGAGTAAAACTAAATACAGATATATGTTCACACACCACGTACATCATAAAATAAGCAATAAAGATTTAATTGGTTGCAGTATAGAAAGTTTCCGTAGCCCCTCGCCTTCTGACACTTGGCATTCAAAGATGGGATTTACCTCATCAAACAACCAAGCAATTGAAGGTTTTATCTTCAGTAAACATAACGGGCAAGTTTCAAGAATTAGCCATTTTTTTTAGTATTAACATTTTATTGTTAATAAGTTCTTAAGTGTGTTTTGTAATTTGTATTATAATTATATATATATTTACACAAATCAATTAATTAACAATTATGAAAACAGTAAATTACACAACAAGAACATTTTACGTAAAGGCAGATAAATTAGATACGCTGCTTGAATTTCAAGAGAAATGTAGAAACAACGGGCGCAGATCATACAGCGAGGTTTTATTGGAGCTAATGGAAAATTATAATAAAACTAACTAAAATGGAATCAAACTTTTTTTACAATACTCATTTTGACTATATAGAACATTGGCAACGATACGAAAGGCATAATATATTATTTCAAAGATTAATTAATATATTAACGCAAGCCAATTGGAATAAAAGAATAGTAAGAAGCCCTCATTTTCAATTAATGAGCAATGATTTAGAAATTCATAGAAATAGATTTTCAAGGTATATTAAAACCGTTGAAACTATTGCTAACGAAATGAAATTATTAAACGTTAATTATAATGAGGGCAGAATAAACAAAATAATAACTATATTAACTAAAATCAAAAATTATGAAAATTAAAGAAATAGCACAAAAGTATAATCTTGGAAAGGATGATTTCTGGGAGTTAAAAAGAGGAACACGTTCAATGTGGATTATTACACACGATGCTTGCGAAAAAATTGCATATCGTGAAAAAATAGAATTTACATTTCCTGAAATATTTCGTGATGATAACAATAACGTTGCAATGCTTGGAGGAGCAAAGAAAGGAAATAAAACTGAATGGAGTACAGGCGAAGCATCACCAAAAAATTGTAAAATGCCATATCCTTTTAGTATGGCAGAAAAACGTTTAAAAGATCGTTTAACACTTAAATTAATAAACGCATACGAATACGGAATATATTCAGACGTTGAAGCAGATGCATTTAAAAAAGATTGATATGAAATTAGTAAAGAAAATAAAAAGCGATTTGCAGAAGCTGCAAGAACTTATTGACGAACAAAAGAAAATAGATGAACAATTTACGGAAGCCGTAAGAAAGTTTGATAACGAAAAAAAATAACTAAACTATATATTATGAAAAAAGATCATTTGAGTTACAGTGCGTTGTGCCAGTTTAAAAAATCTCCTAACCATTTACTTGCATATTGGAACAAGGAAATTAAAACAACTGATGCAATGCACTTTGGGCAGATAATACACAAGATGTTATTACAACCAGAATCCTTTAAAGATGACTTTGCTGTGTTTGAAGGCGCAAGGCGTGCAGGTAAAGCGTGGCAAGAGTTTAAAGCGGATCACGATGATAAAACTATTATCAAGCAGCAGGAGTTAGATGAAGCAAACAGAATTATAAACAATTCAATGCGGCACGAAGCATTTGCAGAAATGTTAAAAAATGCAACGGCTAGGGAACAAAAGCTAAACTGGAATTATAAAGATGTTGATTTTATTGGCTATGCTGATTTAATTACGGAGTTTAACGGCAAGCAATGTGTTGTGGATATAAAAACCACTAACGATGCGGGAAATAGGTTTTACAGGGATTTATATTACAACGATTATAAAATGCAGCTTGCAATGTATACAGAGCAATTTGGCAAGGATTACGATGCCTATATAGTGGCAATTGAAACAAGCACACCATTTAACGT